CCCCGCCGTGCGGAACAAATTGAGCCGTAACAGCTGGTCTATTAATGATTTGGTTAAGCTGGCGCAGGCCTGCGGCGTTCGCCTGGCGTTTGTAGATGATGCCGGGCGCGCCGTTCTGACGTTCCCCGCGCCGCCAGCAGATAGCGACGGCAGCCCCGCAGAGGGTAAATAATAACATTATAAGAGGATAGCAACGGCCGCACGCTGGCAGATGTTCAGCGGCGGCCGTTCTTCTTTATTCAGCAACATTTATAATATGTTAAGACGTTCACAAAAATATAATAATGTATCATTGACTTAATAGCATTTTTTAGGGTATATAATTCAAAACAAGATAATTAATATAATTTTATTGATGATTGGCAGTTTTTATTTGTCAATCTTTTTTTTATTGTTGGATTCTTGCAAATAAAGATTATTGATTGTATTTATATTATTGATGTTTACAAAATCTGTTGTGATTGATATTAATAATATATTATATATGGTTGTAACAAAAGTGTGACGTGATGTTTAAGATTAAAAGTTTATTAGCTAATACAAATACATCGACAAGAGGCAGACCACCGGCAATAGCAACAACGCCGCAGACGTTAGAGGATTGTGCGGCCCTGCTCAAACAGCAGGGCGCAGCCGTGGCCGTCCTGGCTGTGCAGGACCTGCAGGCCTATTGGCTCAAGATAATGTCAGACAACAAGGCCAGCAACAAGGATAAGCTAGCCGCGTCAAAGCTATATGCTGATAGTATAGGCGCGTTTGATAAGCAGACGCACGCTAACAAGGGCCCGGCTGTGTATCATTGGGGCGCAGCAGATGACGCAGTGATAGTAAACGATTGTTCAGAAGATGCTACCAAAACATAAACATAGATAGAACTTTTAACATAATCCTTATTATCGGACGTAAAATATTATCCTGCTGCTGCTGATTAGCTGGCGGTTCCAGATGTTGACGGCCTGGCTGATGATGTTAGCGGCAGGCGTTCGCCTGGCAGATGTTGGCGGCCGTTCCTGCGTGGCTCATGCGGCAGGCCTACCACGTTTTTATTTTTGTTTGGCGTGGGTTCTGATTGGTTGTTTGGCAGCGCTGGTGTTGGTGATTTCCCTGGGTTTTCGCAAAAATTGATTTTGGTTCTTGCCTTTCACGCTGACATTGAGTGGGGGTGGGGCCCAAAAATTTCGCAGCCGCCGGGGGAGGTAAATACCAAAAATTACCAAAACGATTTTTTCAAGGGGGTAAACATGGAAAACATAATACAAATACCATATACTCCACGACCTGCATGGGCGAAGGTACTGCATAAGGAATTAAGCAGACACCGCTTTGCAGTAATCGTAGCACACCGCCGCTTTGGTAAGACCATCGGAATGGTGAATCACCTTATAAGGGATGCTCTGCAGAGCGACTTAATCAGTCCGCAGTATGCTTTAGTAGGTCCGTTCAGCGCACAGATGGAAATTATCGCGTGGGGCCCATTGAAGTATTACACAAGCGTCATAGAGGGCATCAAGGTGAATGAAACTAAAAAGTATGTTGAATTCCCCAGTAAAGTACCTGGAGCGCAGGGAGCGAGAATATATATCGTTGGTGCGAATAATCCCGACGCATTGCGCGGTACATATTGGGACGGCGTAATCCTTGACGAGTATTCGGATATGAAGCCGGAGATGTGGACGCAGATTATCAGACCTGCGATAGAGAATGGCGACAGAAAAGGCTATTGCTATTTTATTGGTACACCCAAAGGGCAGAACAACTTCTATGAGATGTACAAGAAGGCCAAGACGAACAAGCGTTATTTTGCGTATTTGTCGAACGTGTACGATAGCGGCATTATAGACGCAAAGAGCATAGAAGAACTGAAAGAGGATATGCCGGAGGTAGAATTCAGACAAGAGTATTTGTGTGACTTTAGCGTATCGGCGATTAATGAGCTTTTCAGTCTGGAAGAACTAGATAAGGCTTTTAATAGAGAGCTGACAGAAAAGGATATTCCCTATGATATGCCGCTGGTGCAAGGCGCAGATATAGCACGCTTTGGCGATGACAGAACATGTATATGGCAGCGTAAGGGACTAATGGTATATCCACGGCCGAGAGTTTATAAGAAGCTAAACACGATGCAGACGGCAGATTATATTGCTTTGGCAATGGATGAAAATAAAGCAGATATGACCTTTATAGACGTTGGCAACATGGGCGCTGGCGTAGTCGACAGATTGCGGCAGATGGGGTACACGGCGCTAAGAGAGATACCATTTCAAGGCGCGGCGATAGAGAATAAGCGTTATGAGAACATCAGAGCAGAGATGTACTTCAAACTGAAAGAGTGGATAGAGGCTGGCGGCGCTTTGCCGGAAGAACCGGGGCTAAGAGAAGAACTTGCAGTCATTCACTATAAGTATTCTAAGAATGGGCGTTTAATGTTAACGCCTAAAGAAGAAATAAAAGAAAAACTAGGACGTTCCCCAGACCTTGCAGACGGCCTAGTATTAACATTTGCAAGGAACGTTCCGTTAAGACAGTTAGGGCTTGATGATAGAAAGCCTAAAAAGCTAATGTGCAACACGGAGTATTCGATTATGGAGGCGGTTTAAAAATGGGTGGTATTGCAAAATTATTCGGTGGCGGCAACATGCCGACTATTGAGAAGGTGGACCCGGCCCCGACTACCGTTGCGACAAGCAGCGAAGTTGCGACCGGTAGCGACAGTAACAAGAAGAAGCGTAAAGGCTTTGCATCTACGCAGACAAGCACTATTGCTAGTGGCGTCGAGGGCGGCCGTAATACTTTAGGCTAAGAGGTAACAGCTTATGAACTTTCAAACGATAGCGGCGAGCAAGCCACAGGGAACACTTCCTAGTGACGGGGTGCCGCTGAAAAAGAACTTGCCGGACCGCCAACGTTTGGTGCGTAAGCTTAAAAGCATGTACGAAGATAGGCGAGATTGGGAGGACAGATGGAAAGAGATAAGAGATTATCAGCTTCCGTTTGTCGGTGAGTTTGACAATACGGCAGACAAGACCAATCCCGCACGCAGACGTGACTTAAAGATTGTGCACGGGGTAGCTTGGAGAGCGGCGCAGGTATTCGCCGCAGGCGTTATGAGCGGACTTACACCGCCGAGCCGCCAGTGGTTCAGATTTGCATATAGACGGCCGGAACTGAATACGAATGTTGAGGCTATGAAGGTGCTTGACACAAGACAAGAGATTGTATCAAGCGTGCTTGCAAAGAGCAACTTCTATAACAGCATCCATACTGTATATCTGGAATTGCCTTTTGGACAGTGCCCGATGGCTATATTCTACGACGCAGAAAACGGCGTGCGGTTCCAGACAATGACAATCGGTACTTATGCACTTGAAGCAGACGGCTTCGGCAAGGTAACTACTTTTGCAAGAAAGTACGATATGACTTTGCAGCAGCTAGCGGACTGCTTCGGCGTAGACGCTTTGCCCGACAATCTGAAAGGACTGTTAGACAATCAGACCAATCTTACTAAGAAGTATAAAGTCTGCTGGATGGTAGAGCCTAACAGTGATAAACTGCCTGGCTACATGGACAGACTGAATATGCCGTATAGAAGCGTGTACTGGTTGGAAAAGTCAGAGAGTGACGAATACTTGTATGTTGGCGGCTTTGAAGAAGAAGCAGTACCGGTAGCGCGTTATCTTGTCAGCGGCAATGAGGCATACGCAAGAGGCCCTGCGTGGTTTGCAGAAGGCGACAGTAAAATGCTGCAACTGCTGAAAAAAGATTATCTCACAGCAATAGAGTTAAAGATAAAGCCGCCGATGCAAGGCAGTCCAAGCCTTATGAATAACGGCGGTATTAACTTGATGCCTGGCGGTCTAACAGCCGTAGATGACCAGACGCAAGATATGGTAAAGCCTTTGTTCGCAGTTGACCTTGACTTAAAGGACGCGCAGGAAGAAATTATTCGCGTTGAGGATGCTATAAAGAGAGCATACAGTGCTGATTTGTTCTTGATGTTAGATAACCTTGATAATAGCCGCATGACTGCTAGAGAGGTTATGGAGAGAACGCAGGAAAAACTGCAACAGCTAGGCCCGGTGGTTGAGCGATTGCAGGATGAATTCTTAACACTGATTCTTCAACGTGTGTATAACATCATCGACAGAAGCGGCGGATTTCCTCCGGTGCCGGAAGAACTGCAAGACCTTTTGAGTGAAGAAGATGTAGAAGTGGACTATATTTCACCGTTGGCGCAGGCGCAGAAGATGAGCGGGCTTGTGAATATCGAACAGGCGATAGCACAGACCGGACAGATGGCGCAAGTATGGCCAGAAGTTACGAAGAAGATTAACCCGTTGGGTGCTATTACAAAATACTTTGAAATGCTTGGCGTGCCTGCAATGGCATTGCGTAGCGATGAAGAAGTACAAGAGATGCTTAAACAAGAGCAGCAGGAAATGCAACGGCAGCAGGAAATGCAGGAAGGCTTGGCAATGGCACAGGCTGCGGCTCCTGCGGCAGAGGCGGCCAAAAATCTTACTGCGGCGGCGAATGATTCCAACCCGGCTATTACAAGCTGGCTAGGCGTGCCGGGAGGTTGGGAATAATGAGCGAGCAGTTTAAATATAAATCCAATACAGGCGAGGATAGAAAGCAAGCACTGCTGACAGAGTACATGGTAAGAGAGCAGGCAAGAAGGGATAAAGAAGCCCTACTTGACCTGCTGGGGAGTGAAAGCGGACGCTGGTTCTTGATGCGTATGCTTGACGTAACCAAAGTAAACTCTATGTGCTTTACCGGCAATAGCAAGACTTTCTATAACGAAGGCCGCCGCGACGTAGGCTTAGGCATTATTAAAAGCATTTTAGCACTTGGGCTGCAAGGCATAGGGCTAAAACAGCAGGCTGAAATGGAGTATGCAGAATTCCAACTAAAGCTGCAAGAGCTGGCAGTGGAATATGTGGATAACAACAAGGAGGAATAACTAATGGGCGAGAACGGCGAAAATGCAGTTGTCAACGGCGAAGGCGCACAGCAACAGGCTGAACCCAATACCGCGGCACAACAGCAGCAGACAGAACCGACTACTACTAATGCAACTAATAATACAAGTGCTTCCGGCACTATTGCAGGGAACGGAAGTAATGGGCAAGGCACACAACAGCAGCCCGGCACAGTGAATTATGACTTTGCAGGAGTAGAAATGCCGGAAGGCTATGAGCTTAGTGCTGATGAGCAAGGACGCTTTGTAGATGTCATTAAAGGCATGAACCTTAGCAATGACCAGGCAAGAGCACTTGCAAAGTACGGCACAGAGTATGCAAGCCGTGTAGTGCAAGGCGTAGAACAGCTCCGTGCGCAAGAAATTGCTAAATGGGGTGACGAAGCTAAAACGGCACTGGGCGCAGACTTGGGCAAAGTACAGGGCCTTTGCGATACTGCCTGCCGTAAATTGGAGGCAATGTATCCGGGCTTGAACGTGCGTGAAGCGTTAGAAATTACTGGCGCAGGCAATCAAATTGCTATCGTGAGAGCATTTGCGAAACTTGGCGAACTGCTTGGCGAGGACCCCGGCTTGGCTGCACAAAACGGCGCGCAAGGCTTAAACGCTGCGCAAGGCATTGCAGCAAACATGTACCCGAAAACCGACTGGAGCAGGTACAAATAATTTATTAACTTTTAATTGAAAAACAGGAAGGATGATGAAACTATGGCTACTATTGGTTACTCCCAAACTATGAGTGACTTACGAAAGTATTTAACTCCGCAAGGCGCTATTGACCGCGTTATGGAAGTGCTTAACGAATCCAATCCTATTATGGAAGATATTCGGTGGATGGAAGGCGATTTGCCGATTGGTACTAAAACTACTATTCGTGCCAGCCTGCCTTCTCCATCTATCCGTCGTATTAACCGCGGTACTTCTCCGACTAAAGGCACTGTAAAGCAGCGCATTGATGTATGTATGCACTTGGAGGACCGTTCCTGCGTGGACGTTGAATTGCTTTCCGGCAAACCGAATCCGCAGGCTTTCCGTATGGCAGAGGATGATGCACACGTAGAAGGCATGGGCCAATACGTCGCACGTCAATTTTTGTACGGCAACTTAGATGAAGACCCGGACACTTTCAATGGTATTGCGGTACGCTACAATACTTTGACCGACGGCGGCAAAGGCACTCCAGGCCACCAGGTGATTTCCGCGGGTACCCCTGGTACCAACACCAACGCTTCCATCTACTTCGTAGATTGGGGCGACAGACGCGTAATGGGTGTATATCCTAAAGGCACCCAGGCAGGCTTGAAGACTGAGGACTTGGGCGAAAGTGATGTGTACGACGAGAACAACAAGCCGTTCCGTGCATTGCAGACCTTGTACTCTTGGAAGTGCGGCTTAGCGGTACAAAATGTTCGTTCTATTGTGCGCGTGTGCAACATTGATGCCCAAAAGCTTAACTCTTTGACTGACAGTGCGCAGCGCGAACTGATGAATAAATTCATCTTCGCAAAGAATCGTCTGCAAGACCCGAAAGCGCCGGTTGCGTATGTATCTGACGGGGTATACTCTTGGCTGGAGTGCTATTTGAACAACAAGAACAATGTTCATGTTACCCGTCAAGACTTTATGGACGCACCGCCTAAACTGTACCTTGCAGGTATTCAGATTAAGAAACTTGACTGCCAAAGCGAAACCGAAGCGGCAGTACAATAACCGGAAGGAGTGAATAACAATGATTTTTGACCAGCAAAATATGTACATGGATAATTCCTTGACCAGCAATGTAATTGCGAACGTTGGCGGCGGTGATGCGGCCGACCCGTTATTTCTTGTTATCACTGCGCCGACCGCCTTAGCTACTAGCGGCACTATCACTGCGGCACTGGAAACTTCTGACAGCGAAAGCTTCGGCACTAAAACTGTTGTGGCGACTTATACTCTTGCTGCCAGCAAAAAGGGTATTTTGGTTGCAGCTAAACTGCCGTATGGCATGAAAGCTTTTTCCAGATTGACTGTAAGCGGCGCAAGCGGCGGCAAACTGACTGCTGGCTTGACTGAAACTGTTCCGAACTGGCCGGGCTGATTTAGTACTTTAAGGGGAGGGCGAAAGCTCTTCCCTTTTTTAATAATCAAGGAGGAATAGTTAAAAATGCTTAACATTACCGATGTATGTAATATGGCGCTGGCTCATATCGCCAAAGGGCGTATAAGCAATATAGATGAGCAGTCGGAGTTGGCCAGACAGTGCAAACTGTTTTATGAGCCTACCCGCAAAGAGTTATTAAGAAGCTACACTTGGGGATTTGCAAAGCGCGTGAGCAAGCTTGCAGAACTTAGTATCGAATCTCCGTACTGGTCCCACGTTTACGCCTACCCCGAAAAGTGCCTTGCTGTGCGCAAGATATTTGACGCTGACACTGGCGCAATGATAAGGGCAGGCGAACAGCAGCAGGAAGAGTGGGACTTATATATGGCAAGTGACAACGTGCTTGGTATAGGCTGCAATATCCCTGCTGCGTGGCTTGAATATACCTATGACGTTGACGATGTGGAAATGTTTTCAAGTGATTTTTTGAGCGCGTTTACTCATATGCTGGCGTTTAATATCTGCGTACAACTGTCCGGCAACAGCGGCTTGCAGCAGACACAGTATCAGCTTGCAATGGCGGCTTTGCAGAAAGCGAAGTATACCACGGCAAGCGAAAAGAAAGAACTGCCGGACTACCCGAGCAAATACTTTGACGGGAGGGCGTAATTATGGCTAGTGGGTTAACACCTTATTATTTATTGCAGCCTGCGTTTACCGGCGGCGAAATCAGCGCCGAAGTTGCAAACCGCGTTGATTTAGATAAGTATCAGTTTGCGGTCCTGCAAGCCTATAACTGCCTTATCAAGCCGCACGGTCCTATTTATCGCAGACCAGGTATGAAGTATATGGCACGAACAAAATATAGCGATAAAGCGTGCATCCTGGTACCGTTCAACGGCGCAGACAGCACCGACTATCTTTTGGAGATTGGCGAGAAATATATAAGAGTGCATAAGAATGGACTTTATATAAACATAGAAGTTATGACACCGTACACGGCAGATATGCTGCAAGATTTGAGATTTGTACAAAGCGCAGACACTATGTTTATTGCAAGCGGCAAATATCCCGTGAAACAGCTTGCAAGATATTCAGACACTGACTGGCGCTTTGCTGATTTTGAAATTACGGATATGTATTTCGACGAATCAACCTCACTTGAAAATTATAGCGGCATAAGTTATACAGTGCCTGGCACTTATCAATTTCAGCCGACTGTTACCGGCGAATATCAGATTGATATAGCCGGTGCAGGCGGCGGCGGTGGTGGTGCCGTTACATGGAAAAGGTACGGAGAACACCAAGTTTATAATTATGCCGCCAAAGGTGGCGACGGCGGCAGTGGTGAACGCATTATAAAAACTATAACGCTATCTAAAGAAACAAGTTACACGATTACAGTCGGCGGCGGTGGCAGCGGCGGTGCTTATGCTTATAGTGCAGGCAACTACGAAGATACAACAGCTACTAGCGGCACTAAAGGCGCAGACAGTACGGCGTGTGGACTAACAGGCAGAGGCGGCGGCGCAGGTGGTGCTGCCAGTCGCAGGTATGGTAAGGATGGTTATTATTCTAATGCTGGCACGCAGGGCATAACATACGGCGAAGGTGGCGGTGCGGCAGGTGGTGCAGGCGGTAGAAAGGGCGGTGTGAGTGGTAAAGCAGGCGCTAATGGTTGGGTAAAGATTTTATATACCGGCAATAAAGAATTGACACCTTCGGGAACTCAAGGTGATATTACCTTATCGAGCAACAAAAACATTTTTACTAACAGCAAGCCGGGTGCGTATATCAAACTTAAACAAGAGATTGCAAGTAAGACTGTATCAACCAGCAACGGTACTACGGAAAGAGTGCGCGTAGGCGAAAATTGGAAGGTTATCAGTCACGGGACCTGGAGCGGCAGTTTTGCTATAGAAAAGAGTGACGATGGCGAAAGTTGGAAGGAATACAGGAAATATACTTCTAAGGACGACTATAATCCGTCTGAAAGCGGCAGTGTAACAGAGCCGGTGTTTTTAAGAGCGGTATGCACTATCAGTAGTGGTACTTGCACTGTTGATTTAACAGCAATGGCCTACAATGCGGAAGGCGTTGTAAAACTTACTGAAATCACCAGCGACAGCACGGCAAAAGCTCATGTTGAAAAAGAGCTAGGCTCAACAGATATGACTACTAATTTCTTGTGGGGCGCATGGAGTGAAGAATTCGGCTACCCGCAAACACTTTGCTTTTTCCAGGACAGACTATGTTTTGGCGGCACGAAGAAGCAGCCTTACATGGTATGGATGAGCAGAACCGGTGACTACGGCAATTTCAGTGTAGAGAAAGCCAGTGGCGCTGTTACCGATGATAGCGCAGTAGCACTTGCGTTTGTAAGCCGCAAGCAGTTTAAGATTTTGCATTTGATAGCAAGCACCGATTTAATTGTCTTGACCGCTGGCAACGAATGGACAGTAAGCGGCAGCGATACTGTAACCCCATCTAAAGCCGTTCCCAAAATGCAGACTACACGCGGATGCAGCACTGTTGAGCCGTTGATGATTGGCGGCAGAATCGTGTTTGTACAAGGACGTGGAAGCACTGTAAGGGATATGGCATATAGTTATGAAACAGACAGCTACGGCGGCAATGACTTAACATTGCTGGCAAAGCATATCATAGAGAATGTACAGATTGTCGACAGTGCATATAAGCAGGAACCCGACAGCACTATATACTTTGTGAGAAGTGACGGAACTATGGCTTGCTTATCCTACATCATGGAACAGAAAGTATATGCCTGGTCGACGATAGAAACGCAAGGTAAGATTGAAGCTGTGGCAGCAGTGCAGGAAGGTGACGAGGATATTATTTATCTTGTAGTGCAACGAGAGATAAACGGCGTGACAGTACGCAATATCGAGTATCTGGCAAAGAATCCTGCAAAGAGCAATAATCCCGACGATTATATTATGCTTGATAATGCTATTGAGTATAGCGCTGCTGAAAAGAGCAGTGGGGAAACGGAGATTGATGCAGCAGAGCTGGCAGGTGAAAAAGTTACTGTTATCGGTGACGGAAGAATGTATAGCGGACTGACAGTAAGCCAGGACGGCACTGTGACGCTCCCGGCGGCCGTACAACACGCTTTTATTGGCTTGCCCTATAGAAGTATCGTGGAACTTCCAAACGTCGAAATTAAGACTGGTGACGGCACTATGCAAGGACGCAAAAAGCAGATTAGTAATTGCATCCTGCGTTTAAGTAATTCTCTTGGCGGCATGGTCGGGCCGGATATAAATACTATGGACTTGATGAACTTTGATGAGCAGAACGCAGTGAGCGATATTAAATTATTTACCGGTGACAAGCATATGACTTTGCCTATTGGCGGCTTTAATAACGAAGGCAGAGTGATTATCGTTACGGATGAGCCATATCCTTTTAACTTGCTGGCGGTAGTGCGGGAGGTGTCTTTCGGTGGCTAAGAAGTGGACAGTTGAAATACTTGATAATAAGTCAAAAGAAAATGTCGTGCCGTTGATTGAAGAACTTATGCAAGATATACGGCCGCATGATAAGGAAGATTTGGAAGCAAGCAGCGACCCGGTATTCGTGCTTATCGGCAGTATCAAGCTTGACGAAGAAACAAGGGTGTACCGTGGTGAGGACGGAAAACTGCTTGCGATATTCGGCAAGGGCGTTATGGAATGGGGCGCACCGGGGCGCGGAATCTGGATGGTAGGTACGAACGAACTTTACAACGGGTACACAAAGAGCCTGCTTTTCAAGGAAGCGAAAAGAGTGCTGAATGAATGGGTACGCAAGCATGGACTGCTGCACAACATTGTTTATGAGAAGAACTGCACTAGCATTAACTATTTAAAACACATGGGAGCGATATTTTTGGTAGAGCCTAAAATAGGTTGGGACGGCAAAAAGTTTTATCAGTTTTATATTCCATACAGGAGGGAGTGAACATAATGGGCACACTTGGCATTTTAATGGGGCTGCAAACTGTTATGCAGTTAAGCGGGCAGCATCAGCAGGCCAAACAGCAGGAACAGGCATATAAAGCGCAGGCGCAGGCTGCACAGCAGAACGCGGCTATTATGAGCCGCCAACGTGAGCAGCAGGCAGAAGCGTATGCGCAGAAGCAAAGCCAGCTCAACGATAGAATGAGGCTTGCAAGAGGGCAGGCGCTGGCGGCGGCCGGCAGCAGCGGCCTAACCGACAGCGGCAGTGTTGCTGATATTCTTTCAAGCAGCGAGGACGCTTACAAAAAAGACAGTATGAATCTGTTGCAAAATCAGCGTAATGATGCGTGGAACACTTATGTAAACGAGGTTAATTATCGCAACCAGGCAAGCGCATATAATGCGGCGGCGAAGAACGCTAAAGCCAACGGCAAAATGCAGATGTTTAGTACGCTTGTAGGTGCGGCGGCGAACGCTTACTCTAAAGGCATGATTGGCGGCAGCAAGGGAACAACTACGGTAAGCAGTGACGATTGGTACGATGCTAACAGTGATTTCAATCTTCCTGCTAGCAATATGAACGGCTTTAATCTTTACAACCAGGCAAAGAAGAATAACCCATTCATGGACAATACAGGCTTTACTAAATGGAGCTGGTAAGGGAGGTACAGTATGAAGATTGCAGGTTATCAAGGCAGTGTTAATTTGGGCGCTGGCGGCGGTGCGACTGTCAAAGTATCAAGTGACCTTAACGCTTATGGCAGCGGCGGTAAAGGACTTGCCGCTATTGCCGGTGCCGCCAACAAATGGGCGGTAGCAGTAGAAGCACAGCAAGAGGATGAGGACAAACAGTCTATCCTTAACGCTATGGATATATTTAATAAGAGCCGCTATAACATCATGTACAACGATGAAAGCGGCCTTATGAATACGAAATTAGAAGGCACTGCCGGTGCAGGCGCAAGCTACACAGAGCAAATAAATAAAGCAAGGCAGGATGTATTAAGTAATACCAAACTGCACAGCCAAAAGAATCAGCTTGCATTAGACCATTTAATGTATCAGAGCGCACAGCAAGGCTTCCAGACTGTCGACCAATACGAGCAGAAGCAAAAAGAAGCAGTCACTGATTTACGCTATGACAATAATATTCAGAACTCCTGCGAGTTTGTACAGAAGAACTGGAATAATCCGCAGGCACTGCAAGATGAGATTATTCGTACACAGTTACTGACAAGCGCTATATATGGCAAGCGTGGCGCAGAGTTTATCGAATCTAAAAGCAGAGCCAACATTGGGCAGGTGGTAGCAAGTGCCGTCGGCGCAAGTATCACCAACGAAGATTATGGCACTATGCGTAACATCATGGATAAGTACGGTAGTTATCTGACTGCCAATCAGCGAGCGGCTTTTGAAAAGGTGGCATACGATAAAGAGAGCAGCGCTTTTGAAAGAAATACCGCTAAAGATTTGTATGCTAAATATGGCGACAATGAAGAAGCGGTACGCAAAGAACTTGAAGGCATGAAAGGATTTTCAGAGGGTGGCAATGAATTTGACAATCTTGTTGTTGCAATAGGCGGGCAGGAAAGCGGCGGCAATTATAACGCCAAGAATGGCCGTACAGGCGCAAGCGGCAAGTATCAGATTATGCCGGATAACTGGCCTAGCTGGAGTCAAGAAGCAGGCTTGCCGGCAGGTGCAGAAATGACACCGGAAAATCAAGAGATTGTAGCACGTTTTAAGTTAAAACAATACTATGATAAATACGGTGCACGTGGCGCGGCTATTGCATGGTACGGCGGTGAAGGCGCGTTAAAATATAGCGCGGGCGCTATGAATCGCAAACAAGGTAACGGCGACGAACCCAGCATTAACGAATATGCAGACAGCGTATTGGCAAGAATGGGTACAGGACATAGCACCCACAACATGAGCCAGGATGAGCAAGACCGTATTATGAAGCAGTACCGCACTATTAAGGCAGACCATGACAGAATAGAAACTTACAAAAAGAACAAACTTTTTGAAGGAATAAAGAGTGAGATATTTAGTATGTTTAATAACGGCACAAGCTATAGTGATGCTATGGCGTGGGCTACTAACCAGGCAGGCAGTGACCCCGACAAGTACGTAACGTATCGTAATGCGGTGGTGGCGATATACGGACCGCAAGGCAGAAGCGGAAGCAGTGGTAGCGGCGGACGTGAAGCCATAGCTAAACTTGGCAGTGACGGCAAAGAGGCCGTAATCTCTATGCTTGAAGCAGGTAGATTTAAATCTAAGGCAGAGTTTTTAGCTTTTGCAAGAAGTCACGGAGCAACTAATTCTGATATGAATTCATTGGACAAGTCTTATGATAATTGGTTGAGTGGCGCAGGCGAATATGCGTATGATTGGGACGGCCTTTGCAGGTACGCAATGGGTGGTTCTTCTAACAATAAAGTAAAACAAGGACTGAAGATATTCGGCAAACAGTGGGTACGCACGTATCGCGCCGAGCACAACGGCATGAACCCGGATGAATCAGTATTGGTTGACGCTATGAAGCAAGCTATAACTACACGGACTTTTGGTACTTACGTAACAAAACCGGGCTTTTTGTGGGATAGCACAAAGACTTTTAGCGGTAATGATGCACTGTTAGCAAAAGCAGGTATAGCCAGAGTTGAAAAAATTGCTGACGATTGGTATCACGTCACATACTTTGACGGCAGCGACGGCAATGTCAACGGCGGCTATCTTGATGAGGTTATGAACGGAGATTATTAAATGAGCTGGGAAGATAACGAAAAAGAATTTCAAAGACTGCGAAATGAAAAACAGGATTGGTACGATGGCGGTTATGCAACAGGCGCAGACAGCAATTTAACTCCTGCTGAAACTCTAGGCTATTATGACCTGCAAAAAATGAGCGACGATGAGTACAATAAGTTTTCGCAGGCAGTACAGAGCAATAGCTCACCGACGATTGATACTAGCAGCATTATCAACGACGATAAGCCGGGCATAGGCACTGCCGTAATGAACGGCCTTAAAGGTTCGGTGCGTGGCTTATTCGGTGCGGCTAAAGCGGCCGTTGACGCTAATATTGAAGCTCATAAGGGTGACAAGAATGTTGTTAAAGAGTATGACCAATCAGAGAACATCAGCAAGGCTTTAGGCTATGTCACCGATGAGATTTTGAAGCGCGAAGAAGTTAAGGCTGATACGGCGGCTGGGCAACTTGGTTATGATTTGGCCGAAAACGGTATTCAGCTTTTAGCACAGTTTGCGCTGACTAAGGGTGTAGGTGCTGCCGGTGCAGGCGCAAAAACTGTACACGCTATCAGTATGCTTTATAATGGTGCAAATATCAGCGGCGAACAATACCTGCGACTGCGCAAAGAGGGCGTAAGCGCAACCAGAGCAGCGGAGGCAGGCTTGCTGAACGCAATCCCGCAGGCGGTATTAGAAGAACTGCCGCTTGGCAGACTGCTTAAAAAGATGCCTGCCGGTAGCGGACTGAAAACTAAGATATGGGAAGTTACCAAACGTGGCCTTGAAGAAGGTGTTACCGAAGCATTACAGGAATTCCCGGAGCAAGCTACAGACTTATGGGCAAAGAACCCCGGCGCAAGCACTGCCAAACTTGCAGAGAAGTGGGGCGAGAACTGGCAGCAGAACTTGAAGGAAGCAGGATATAGCGGCCTTATCGGTGCTATTCTTGGCGGCAGTGTTAGCGGCGTAAGCGTTGCCGTTGACAGTGCTGTTGAGCACGTCGCTTTGAAAGCCAACGAAGAACGCAAGGCAAAGTTAGTAGCAGATGCTGAAAGAATCAGAGAAACAGGCATTAACCCGGAGCGTGCGGCGGCTGAAATTGAAGCGAACAATCCTAACTTTGAGGACGATACTATTACTGTATCAGCACAGGATTTGGAAGGCTACAAGCAGACCAGCAGCAACAATAAACTTTATGAGGAATTAGGAATTACCGAAGAAGAACTCGGAGCGGCTGCGGAGCTTGGGCAGGATATAGACATTAGTCGCGGCAAGTTTACGGCGGCAATGGCTAAAGATAATGCGCTGTTTGAAGCTACGAAAGACAATATGTACTTTGACAGCAACGGCGAATTGTCGGACGGCGGCGCAAAGACACGTAAAGAACTGCGAGAAGGTTATAACTTAACTAGGCAGGCAAGTACGGAGCTTGACGCAGAACTTGACGCTATTGTTGACAGTGCTACTAAAGCAGGTATGAATAAATCTCATGCCGGCAATTTGCGCTTAGTGCTGGAGAGCCGCGCGCTTATTGCAGACCCCGAAAATCCTGCTGCATGGCTGCAAAAGAATAAGCTGCGCTTTGAAGATGGCGGCAAAGCTAAACAAAAGAATGGCTGGTTTAGCAAGGGAGGAGTGCTTAAAAAAGAGCAATTCTATACTACTAATATTACCGGAAATGAGATGGGACACTATTCAGATTTGAAGAGCTTGCAGAAAAAGGCTTTTGCATGGTATAGGGACAACTTGCAAGGCACGAGCGTTCATAATAGTGTATTGGGTGATATTAGAATAGATAAAGGGTATCAAGAAAATAATATTAAATTTGGCACAAGTGGCAGAAAGAAAATGGAACACACTTCCGCTAAAAAAGAAAAACTTTTTGCATTGCGCTATTTACGTGAAATTATGGAGAATGGTAATTTCGTTACAGAATCTGCGCCGCAAAAAGAAAAACATTCAGACGAGAATTTTTATTATATTCATTCTGCACTGAATGTTAATGGTGAAAAACGTTATGTAGTTGTTACAGTAAGAGAACATAATGATAAATCATTATCATATTATAATCATAATGTTTTTAACGAAAGTGAGTATAAAAAAATAGAGGACGCGTTCAAGCCCTCGGGTTCCGAGCAATTCAAGGCTCAGCCCAGTATCTCAAACAAAACGTCCTCTTTTGCTGATAGTGTATCACAAAAAGCAGATAATTACAAGCAACAAAAAATTGTCAATGGTACACTGAAAGATAAAGGCATGATTTCCCCAATGGATGATGGTACTTATGTTATCACGCTTTTTAAGGGCGCAGATGCAAGTACAGTTATCCACGAAACAGGACACTACTTTGTGGAAACCATGATTAACGAAGCATTGGCAGACCCCAGCAACACAAGACTAAACGCTGATGCGAAAAAGCTCATGGAGTACGCAGGCATTGACGCTGACACATGGGCAAGCGGCGATGTTGAAGCAAAGAGAGCCGGGCATGAAAAGCTGGCAGAAGCATTTGAAACCTACATCATGGAAGGCAAAGCGCCCTCTGTCGGCCTGCGTGGAGTGTTCCAGAGATTCGCTAATTGGTTATCAGCTATTTATAGTAAGATAGCAAGAAGTGAAAATGCGGCAGAATTAACGCCGGAAGTACGGCAGGTATTTGACAGAATGTTGGCGTGCCGTGAAGAAATTGAAGTTATGGCACGCATGGAAGGCATGTTCGGCGGCTTGCCAAAAAATATAACATCCAAGTTATCAGACCAAAACAAAAAGACCTTGCAGGATAAAATCTTAAAGGCTAAAGACAAGGCCGTGGATATTCTGACAAGGCGAGCAATGGCCGATTTCAGTGCAAAGCGCAGAGCTGAAAAGGCTGCCTTCATCGAAGAAATACGACCGCAGATTGAAGAAGCAGTAGCATGGGAACTTGTCAATCGTGCAAGACACCAGGTAGGTTATGAGTTTGGCAAGGATGTTAAGGCCATTGATTCGCACTTTATAGACGATGAGCACGGCATGGCTCATGCTAATAATTCAGACGCTCCGTGGCTCAAAAGAAAGCTTGCCAATCCTGCAATTATAGCAAGAAAGTACAGGCACGTTTTAGGAAGTGTACTGCCAAACTATAATGATATGCTGAACGATACCAACGCCAGCATTGACGATATACTCAATCCGATAGTTGAATATCTGCAAGCAGAAGTCGACACATACGGCACACTTTCTAAAGAGCGTGTTGCAAATGCTGAAGATATGCTGGTTGCAATGTTTAGCAAGTCGAGGCAGAAAACTGTTACCAATCCCACATTTGTTGTTGATGAGCATGGCATGGCTCATGCTAACTTCAAGCAGAAAATCAACGAATGGGAAACAATCGAAGCTAATCCGCGTAGGCTTGCAAGAAAATATATTTATGGCAATGAACGCATAAACTATAACGAACTATTAAAAGATACAAACGGAGCTATTGATGATATTTTAAATCCTATTGCTGATAGAATAGAAAGTGAGCTTGCGGAATATCAAGATACAGTCAAGAGTGAACGTGCGTTTTTTATCAATGGCAAGTGGGGCTACTTCGCCGCAACCAATAGAACGGAAGGCAAGTATGCAAACGATTTTGCAGGCATACCGGACCAGAGTGCAGTCTTGGTTGACTTCGGCGAGATGGGCAAGGATGGGAAACGTCACTGGACTAAGCGAGCTTTAGAGCAGGCGGATATTGAAGGCCTTGTATTCCATGAAGCAGGCGACAGTATTCGTAATGTCAACTGGGTATCAAGATACGTTCATGACTACGGCAGCATAAGCGACTTGACCAGTAAAAAAGGACGAAGGAAAATTGCCGAAAAGATTGCAAGGGGCGAAGATATAGCAGACTACTACGATTTGCGTAGCACTGGTTTAGATTATGGCGATGCCGAAATCAAGGCAGACTTTAAGCATATTGTAGATGAGCTGGACAGACTGCAAGCCTTGAAACATAGACTTGAAACAGACCCCGAAGGTGTCGACCTGGTAAAAGAAAGTAAGCGCAACCAATTATCGCAGGAGCAAAAAGAACTCTTTGACCAGATAGCAGAGGAAAACGGCTATGCCAGCGGCTATGAAATGGCAAGAGAGATTGTCGAAGGTTATACCGTCAATGAGAATGAGGGTAGCGACGTGCAGGATAACTGGGCGAGAAACTACATTCGCAACGGCGGTGACAGAGCAAAGCTCAAAAGCGAAGAAGGCTTGAAAGAGATTGCTGAAACTTTGGTAGAGGGTGAGCAGCTTACAGAGCTTAACGAGCTTAAAGCCTTGAAGCACGAGCTTGAAACTAATCCGGATAAAGTCGACCTTGTGGAGATGAGCAAAAAGCGTGCCTTGTCTAACGAGCAGAGAGAACTGTTTGACTGGGTGGCTGACAGTTTGGGCTATGACAGTGGCGATGCTATGGCGCAGGATATTTTGACTTCACCGAGCGAAAGAGCTATGGTACGTCAAGAGATTGACAAGGCTGTGAACCGCAGATTCCCCGACTTCATGCAGGAGCGTGAGCAGGCAAGAGAAGCGGCAAGGGAAGCACTCTATAATGACGAGAGCGGCGAAGTGGTGGCACTTGAACAACAGCTTATTGATGAGGCACTCAACGAAATAAGCGACAAGGATATTAAGCAAAAAGAGCGTGAGAATATTGCTAAAGTGCGGAAGCAGAACGCAGACAATTTTGCTAAACGCTATATTCAGACTTTGCCAGCAGGCGAAGTTATGAAGCCGAGAAGATTTGCTATGGCAGAACGCAGAGCGGCGGCTAATGCAAACAAGGCTGCTAAAGCCGGACTTTTGGAAGAAGCGGCTATGTATAAGCAGCAGCAGATGATTAATCACGCTTTGTATCGTGAAGCAGTCAAGGCCAAACATCAGATTGAAAGCGCAAGAAAGTACGTCAAAAAGCAGATGCACAGCAAGAAAGAAGTGTGGGGAACAGAGCAGCACTTCTTCCAGATGTGCGCATTGCTGGAGCGTATGGGCTATCACCGCAAGGACTTTAACACCAACGGCAGAGAAGTGCAGCCGCTTAGCGATTACATTGCAGAGATGCAGGCAAAGTACGGTGACGAAATTATTTCTATGCCGGAGTTTGTTTTGAACCCGAATAATGATTTGACCAATGCACCGCAGCTTAGCCTTGCGAACTATATGGACGTTATCGACGCACTGAAAAACATTCGTGCTATTGCAAAGCAGGATACGCAGATGAACAAAATCGCCGCCGGTGAAGCCTTTGAACAGGTTAAGGCTGACACGATAGCGCACCTGCAAGAATTGCCGGTAGAGTATGAGGCGGAGATTGGCAGCGACAGCAAAAAGAGCCTGCGTAAGCGAATTGTCGAATGGCCTAAAAACTTCATGGCTACGCTGCGTAATGCTGATAACTTCTTCTTGATGATGGATAATTGGACAGAAGGTTATTTTACTAGGGAATTTTACAACAAAATCAACCATTGCGCAGATATGGAAAGCACGATGCTTGAAGGTTATCAGAAGGAGCTTACAGATGCTTTGCAGAAATGGGAGCCAGACAAAGAAACCGGCATTGCGCACGATAAAAGAATTTACTACGAAGAACTTGGCGGCAGTGCAGATAAGCATGCTTTGATTGCTATGCTGTGCAACCTGGGCAGTGATAGTAATGCTGCAAGGCTGTGTTCGCAAAAACCGGTAGGCGTAAAGAATTCTGATATATGGGTGGAAGAATCGGAGCTTATAGGCAAAGAAGAAGCAATGCTGCAAACCAAACAAAACCTTATAGAGTTTTTGTGCAAGCATCTGACTAAAGCAGATATTGCCTATGCCCAGGCGCGTATCAATGCAGCAAGTAAATTCTGGCCTATGCTGGCAGAAGTCAACCGCAGAACAAAAGGCTTTGAGCCGCCGAAGATTGAAGCGTCGCCGCTGGTGATGAAGCTTGCAAGCGGTGAAAGCGTGGTATTTGAAGGTGGTTACTTCCCGTTGGAGCGTGATACACGTACCGGCAGTATGCCCGGTAAATTCGACAGAATCGACAGTACCGAAGAAGGCAGCAGACCGCCGCAGCGGACTTTGGCTACTAATACCGGTTCCAGCAAGGCGCGTACTGGCGGCAAGTATCCCGTCGACTTATCGCGCGGCAGTGAGGTTACGGCGGTGAAAAGCACTATTCATGATATTTGTTATCGTGAAACAATGCTTGATTTCAGAAAGATACTGAACGATGAGGATATTTACCGCAACATGGTTGAGCGTTTAGGCGATACCAACGTAAGACTTTTGAGAGAGTTTTTGCAGGCTTGCGCTAATCCGTACGGCAATAAAACAGCATATATGGCAGAGAATCTGTTTACGAAAGCCGCCAACGCTTTACGTAATATCGCAACAAATACGGCTATTATGCTTAACTTCAAAACGGCAATGCAGAACTTTTCTAACATCCTGCTATATGGTAATAGTGTAGAAGGCTTTACTCATGCCGACGCTTTCAGAGCCTTGTACCGTGGCTTTACAGGTGAAGGCAGGGCAGAAGTAGATGCGATTTGTGCAAAAAGCGTGTTTATGCGTGAACGCATGGAAGTACCAGACGTTACATTGAGAGATATTCAGAATCGTTCCGACCTTAACTCAATTGAGAAAAAGACGCTGAAATATGGTGCAATGCTGTTAGGCTACACTGATATGATGACTGCAAAGCCGGTATTTGCAGAAGCATACATGAAGAAAATCAACGAAGGCAAGACGGAGCAGGAAGCACTAGACTTTGCGAACGCTGTTATTCGGCGCACGTTAGGCAGCAGCCGAATTCATGATGTATCAAGTCTGCAACGTGGCAGCGGCTTATTCAGACTGTTTACGATGTTCCAGGGATTTTTCAACACACAGTTTAACCAATGGGACAGAGAAGCACATATCGCCAAAAGGTTATGGAATAGCGGCGAGAAAAAAGAAATGGCTGAACGGCTGATTGCTTTCGTTACCGCTAAATGGTTAGGCGTATGCTTGCTGAACGTAGCTATTGCAGAGCTTTCTTTGACCGCGCCTTTTGAGAAAGACAAAAAAGACGATTGGAATAATCTTGCAAAAGAGCTTATCAACTACCCGTTGTCTATGGGCGGTCCCGTCGGGCAAGCGGCGAACGTTGGTGTACAGAACTTGCTAGGTATGAGGAACTACGGCTACAGACTGACTGCGGCGCAAGGCTTGATTGACAGAGGCTTTACTGTTGCAAGACGCTTGAACGACGTTGCGGAAGGCAAGAAAGAACCCGGCGAGTTAATAGAACAAGCAGCATATGTCGGCGGCGCATATCTTGGTATTCCCAGTGGTATCTTTAATATCATATTCAACGGCATAGATATTGCTGCTGATGATATGGACTTTGAGCTGCAAGACATTTACAAACGCAGGCCAAAAAGCGAACGCAAAAAAGATTGACAAAAATTTCACAAAGTAGCATAGATACGAACCTTTGAAAATGAATGTATAATTAGTTAAAGTGATTTTATTAAAAGTAGATATATTTTTATATATCTACTTTTTCTTTTGGCAAAATAATAAAAGGAGGGGAGCTATCATGATTGCTCATGTAGATAACAGAATCACATATAACGGCAATGGAAATGCAACAGAGTTTGCGTATCAGTTTAAAATTTTAGACCGAACAGACATTAAAGTTATGCTGACAGACGCAGACGGCAAAGAAAAACTGCTGACTAAAGATTATTATGTTGATGTTGAAAAAAGCGTTGTACGTTATCCAGGTTACGCAGTTGGCGCTGAAGTGCCGGAGAGCGAAAGACCGGCGGTATTGCCGACGGGCTGGAAACTGACGATTTACAGGGAAGTGCCGGTGACGCAGGAAACAGACTTGCCCGACCAATATCCTTTTAACCAGGTTGAGGCTATTGGTGACAAATTGACGATGATTGCGCAACAGCTTACCGATACTACCGGCAGAAGTTTGAAAATCGGTGTAAGCAAAAGTACTGATATTGATACTGTAATCCCGTGGGAGAACGGCAAGAGCTTTAGAATTAGCGACGACGGAAAAACTCTTGAATTGTCGGAAGACCCGGCAAAGGTTTTGCCATTGGCGCAAGGTGTTTACGCGCAGACTCAAGCACAAGCACAGAGTGCCGCTGCAAGCGCAACTGCGGCAGCAAAGAGTGAAGATAGTGCATTCAAATCAGCAGGCGTAGCAGGTAACAGCGCACAGTACGCGAGCTTATCTGCTGCAAGCGCTTCTGAAAATGCGGAGCTGACGAGTGGTTATAAGCAGGAGGCATTAACCGCCAAGGCTGACGCTGCGGCATCTGCAACCAACGCGAAGGCAAGCGAAGCCAATGCAAAAACTAGCGAAAACAACGCAGAAGCCAGCAAGGAAGCAGCTCAATCTGCTGCTACTACTGCTAGTAACTTTGCAAACGCTTCAAGAAGTAGTGCAAACGAAGCACGAACTTACAGGGACAATGCTAAGAATTATAGTGAAAATGTTAATGTATTTATTCCTAGTGTGTCCTCTGCTGGTGTGTTAAGCTGGACGAATAAAGCTGGTCTGACCAATCCTGCAAGTGTGAACATCAAGGGTGCAAAAGGTGATACAGGTACTGCTGCGTCTATCACGATTGGTAGCGTGACTACAGGGGCAGCAGGTAGTAATGCAAGCGTTACCAATAGTGGTACTGCTAGTAATGCTGTGTTGAACTTTATGTTGCCCAGAGGTAAAGATGGCAAAGATGGTGGCATTACTGTTGATGCAGCACTTAGCGATACCTCTATCAACCCTGTGCAGAATAAAGTTGTAAAAGCTGCTATTGATTCCGTTGCTGCTAGTGTGCCTACTAAAGTATCTGACCTGCCAAACGATGCAGGTTATTTGACACAGCATCAATCGCTTGCTGATTACGCTAAAACGTCGGTGGCTAACACTTGGACAGCAGCGCAGACGTTAAACTTTTTGTCGGTATATCACGAAAAGTATCCTATATACATCGTAACAGGTACGAATGATACGCCGATTATATCTGCAATGATGTATAAGGCAACTAATAATTTCACACTTGATTTAGGTGCTTTGGCAATGAAAGTTGATAAGTCACAAATCTCTGTATTTAGTGCGTACTTTACAGCGGATGCAGACTATGCATTGACTATCACTAACTGTGGAACTGTTAAGTATATAGGGTCTGCATCTGATGTAGCTATTACAAGTGCAGGACTGCTGTTGAACATCTTGATGATGAAAGATTCCAGTGGTAATCTGACTAGCATCGTACAATCATCTAAGTTATCGTGAGGTGAGCGATATGGGACTTAATCGTATGATGATGAAAAATGGTGAAGTAAAGGTTGAAGATGGTAGCAAGAGTTGGGATTGGACTGAATTAGATAATAAAACAATTTCTTTTACTGTTCCACCGGGGATTAAGAGAATCAAAGTAACATCGGTTATTGATAATCTTGAAGGCGACCCTGATATAGATATCTATGCTAGTATAAAGAATACATCAACCAATAAATTTTGGGGTGATGGTTGGCTTACTACTGACTCTGATGGTTCAGTCATAGGTTCACAAGATATTGATTCTATTGTAGGCGTAACACCGAACAAAACTTATAGATTGCTGTTTAATTGCCATTACACAAGTGGTGTGACTTTTTCATGGGGTAAAGCAATAAATGCGATGACACCTACAGTTGAAGATTATTAAGCAAAGGAGAAACAAAATGCAAACAAAATATAAACACAAAGACCAAACCTACTCTAGCATTTACCCACTTTCAGAAGCCTTAGGCAAAGAGGGTATTTTCATCCCACTATCAATCAGCGATGAATCCTTAGCAGAATTAGGCGTAATCATCACGCATGAGGAAGAACCCTTAGAAGTAATTAAGCAACGCAAGATTGCGGAGCTTAAATATCAGCGTGATAAAGCAGAGGTTACTCCCATTGAATACAATGGACATAGTTATGACTTTGATAGTAAAGCCCGTGACAGAATCAGCGCTGCAATTATTGCGCTGGAACTGCAAGGCGAGGGAGCTACAATAGAGTGGACCACGGCAGATAATGCCGATACGCCAGTAACTGCTAACGATTTAAAGATGATTATTGCTGCCGTGGCGGTGCGCTCAAACAAACTGCATACTGCGTATCGTGTAACAAAAGAAAAAGTTGAGGCAGCAACTACGGCAGCAGATGTAGAAGCCGTGATACTTAAAGTTTAATTATAGGGGTGTAGCAGATGATAGAACAATCTTTAGATGCGGCGTTGAACTCCGTGATTAACGTTGTGTTCGGTGGCGTAATAACGCTGCTAATTACCATGTACCGCCAAAAGAAAAAAGAAAATGACGCGCTGAAAGCGGGGCTGCAAGCGTTGCTCCGTGACAGAATAATCCAGGCATATAATCACTACGTCCAGGATAAAGGCTGGATACCAATCTATGCCAAGGAAAGCATCGACGCTTGCTACAAAAGTTATGAGGCGCTGGGCGACAATGGCGTGATTGACAGTCTGATGGAGCAGTTAAATGAACTGCCTAACTATGATTTAAAAGAACATGATGAAAAATGTAAGGAGTGTAAGTGTCATGCGTAAAATAATTAATATGTTAAAGAAGAACGACAACGCTTACAGCGTAGGCAGAATCTGCGCTGTGATTGGCTTTGTTGTTTGGGTATTGGTTACACTATGGCTTGCTTTTTTTGCCAAGACCTGGAGCGGCTACGAGAGTTGTACGCTTGGTATGGTTACACTGCTGCTTGTACAGTTAGGCAATAAGGCTATTGAAACAAGAATGTTTAAGGTGAAAAGTGAGGAGCGGAACGATGAGCGATTGGAATAAAGCATTAGCGACAGAGATTGCAAAAGGATTGATTAATACAGGAATTGAAGGTGGCTATGACAGCGTGGCGAAGTCTACGGCTTATGCTTATCCGTCAATCGGCGTGTCACAATGGGAAGGCAACAGAGCCGATGAGCTTTTGAGAGCTATTCCCGGCGGCGCAGAATATGCAGGCCGCACTTACATTGATATTAAAGCAAGCGGCGAACTGCCGATGCTGAAAGAGCTTTTGAGAAGTGAAGCAGGACAGCAGGCACAGTTGGAACAACTTTCTCGTGACTGTTTGCAATACATTGAAGTCTTGCAGCAAGTGCCGACGCTTGACGATACTAGATGTATCATCTACGCTGGTATGTGGTGTCCTACATCAACCTACGTCGTAAAGCGGTTTTTAGAGAATCGTTTTGAGCGCGTTAACCTGCGCAGCCTTGAAGCGTTGAACAAGCTGTTCAAAAATTATTACTGGATAGCTGCCGACGTTGGCGAGATGTATAGAGTTGGTTATGCCAACAGAGCAGACAATACATATCAGTATGTTGCTGGTATTGACTTAACTACGCCGTATGGCGTACCTGCTTATGGCTATGCTGGCAATGGAAGATAAGGAGGTGAAATCATGGAAGAATTAAAAGCTTTTGTTGCTGACAAGAAATTTTTAGTAGGCCTTGTTTTAGGCTTTGCTCTTGGCGCGCTGCACCATTATTTCGGATTATAACAAACTACCAGGCACATAATAACAATCTTCTACAAGAAGGCACAAATTGCACAAAAATACTTCGCCTATGAGTGCTTTGAAATTAGCACCGCTTACGATTTATCCTGCGGCGAGCTAAAGCCGCTTGTAGGCGAAGTTTGTGCGTCTGACGCGATTTATAATGTTTTGCAAATGCAGGTATTTGTATGAGGTAATAATGAAAGATGAAACAAGACGTAAGATTGATAAAGCTGTTAAGATTAGTCTTATTGTTGCTGGTCTTTTGCTTATCTGTAATGACGTGTACTGGCGTTGGCACGGCGGAAGCGGCACCCAAGCAAATAACGCTGTCAATCGAACAGTGGAATCAATTCAAAAATCAAACAAATCTGCTGGAAGCGAAATTGAATCTAGCAGACGAGAAATTGAAACAGCAGAAAAACACGTCAACAGAACTGCTGACGCAATTAAGCGAAGCGAAGAAACAGCTCGCTCTAACGCAAGAAGCACTGACGAACTCCAAGCGCTCATTAGTGAATGCAAAGGAATCGTTGAAGCGCAGCGAGAAATTATACGAGACGTTGATAGAGCAAATGGAATACGACCGGAAGAGAACGAACAGAATTAAGTATCAGCGGAATATTTATGCAGGTACTGCGTTATTCTTCTTGCTTTGCGCAGCTGCAAAATAAAATTATTGGATGGTGTTACGATGGATGAAAAGGAACAAATACCAGCAGGCATTATTACAATGTTATTAAAAGGTTATGTAGAAACTATTGCTTTCCAAAGAAAGATAATCTGTGCCGCTTTGTTTGGATGGGCGGCAACAGCTATAGCTTTTATTTATTTAGGTAGGTGACAATAAAATGGACACACTGCTGAAGAACACGCGTGACTGGCTACAAACATCAACGCGGCGTTCTTTCAGCGCGGTATTGGAAGAAGCAAAGATAACACCACGGCAGGTAGAAATTTGCGAGCTGAAATTTGTAAAAGGCTTGACTAACTATCAGATAGCTATGCAATTGAATGTATCTGTCAAAACAGTGGATAAGGAATTGAATACTGCGTATAAACAAATAACAAATGTATTATCATTCCTTTAAATGCAACGAACCGCCTTTTATGGCGGTTCTTTTTTTATGGGGAATTTGTAGGGATTGCTTTGCTAAAAATCAGCTAAACTATAAGTGAGGTGATAAGTATGTACGGACAATATAACCCTTATATGGGCGCAACACCGCAGATGCAGCAACGGCTGAATTATTTGCAGCAACAACAGCAGCAGATGTACCAGCCAACTATGCAGCAGCCTATGCCTATGGCATTGAAAGGCAGAATTGTTACCAGCATGGATGAAGCAAAGGCAGCTCAAATTGACTTGGACGGAACGAGCACTTTCTTCCCTTGCCCTGCCGAAGGAAAGATTTACGAAAAACTTATAGGCTTAGACGGCCTGCCGATTTTCAGAGTATATCAAATTAACAATTCGCAGAAGCAGCCTGCATATGCTGAACAAAACATTGTAGATAGATTAGTAGAACGTGTGGACAGATTGGAAAAGCAGATTGGAGGGATGAACCATGAACCCGATGCAGATAATGGCAATGTTACAGAACAGCGGTAATCCTATGATGATGCTTACACAATTAGCACAGCAGAATCCTATGATGAGCCGCGCGATGCAAATGGGGCAAGGCAAGAACGAAGTGCAGTTAAAAGAAACTGTACGTAACCTTGCAAGGCAACGCGGCATGAGTGACGAACAGTTTACTCAGTTTTTAAGTCAATTCGGTTTAAAGCTCTAATGCGCGCAATGAGCTTTACATATAATTCCTGGAGGTGAAATTTTATCATGGAAGGTGCAAACATTGTTCCGGTAATGGACATGAACAGAAACAACAACTACGGCGACTGCTGGGGCGGCGGTATGTGGTTTATGTGGATTATCGTTCTTTTCGCTCTTATGGGCGGCTGGGGCGGTAATTGGAATAACCGCGGCAATATGGGCGCAGAAATCTTTGCTAATGGCAGTATGACACGTGACCAAATCGCAGACCAATTTTCTATGCAGGATATTAAAGAAGGTATTCGTGGCGTTCAAAATGGTTTGTGTGATGGCTTCTACGCTCAGAACAGCACTATGCTGAATGGTTTTAATGGTGTACAACGTGACATTATGCAGACCGGCTATCAGTTAGGCAGTCAGCTTTCCGAAAATCGTTTTGCTCAACAGCAATGCTGCTGCGAAACTAACAGAAATATTGACGCAGTGCGCTATGAGAACGCGCGTAATACCTGCGATATTGTCACCGCAGTAAAAGAGGACGGCGAAAAGACCAGAGCAGTTCTGATTGCCAACCAAATCCAAGACTTGCGCGACAAGCTGGCAGACCGTGACCGCGACTTGCAGACTGCAAACTTCCAATTATCTCAACAGGCGCAGAGTGCAAATCTTATCGGTACATTAAGACCTTATCCGCAACCGGCTTATATTACGAATAGCCCGTATCAAAGCATTGCTGCTAACGTAGCCGGTGCTTGTGGCTGTGCGTATAACGCAGGCTGAAAATAATAAGTTATGTGCATTAACTGCACTGCAAGGGACGGTGCAGGCCGTCCCTATTGCTTTAATAAAGAGGTGAAAACAAATGATTTGCAATCAGAAATCCGCATTAACAACGGTAGCAACGGCGGCGCAGACTGTTGCAGCGAACGGCTTTGTCGGCTTCCCTACTAACAATCTTCTGACTGGCGTATCTATTAAGCATCCGGCAGGAAGTACAAGCGTTAACCTTATCCAGGGACTTTACCTTGTGACTTTGAACGCTGATATTACCCCGACTGCGGCAGGCGATATAGGTTTAAATCTTCTTCGTAATGGTGTAGCAGTACCGGGAGCAGAAGCAACAGTAACCGGTGCAACAGGCGATACATATAATATCTCCTTTGCTACACTGCTTAGAGTATTGCCTAGTTGCTGTGTGATTGATAATAATGCAGCGTTGCAGGTGCAGGCTACGGCAGCAGGCACTATCAGCAATGTATCTTTGAGCGTTGTAAAAATGGCGTAAGGGGGCGACGTTATGCACAAACTAAAGAAATATTGGGAGAAGGTAAGCGCTGACCCAGTAAAGATAACAGAGATGGAAGAAATAGTTTGTGAAGCGTTAGAAGAAGTGCGCGGACGCTGCCCGAGGCTGTTTTGGGATACTGCATATAAACTGCATTGTGTAGCTTATGGCCCGCATTTTGACGAAGAGCTTGCAAAAAAGGCAGTTTCCAAAATGAAGAACATTGACGGTACGTGTGGCGAACATTGGACGTTTGAACAGACTAGCCAATTTGCAGACCAACAGGGAATACGTTGTAAAGCTGATTGGTACTATGTTATGAATATGCTGCATAGTGATTTTGCTGAAATTCTTGGAAGCGACACTAACAACTACGTGCGTATGGCAAAAGCGTATATAAACGACCCGGACGCATCAGAGGGAAAAGTTCTTGACGCTTGGCTGGCGCAGATGGAAGCCTAACTGTAAACCTTAAAAGTGAAATGAGCACGTATAAAGCACATATAGTATGCAACAGGTATGTAACAAATAGCGTAAAGAATGACTTAAAATAAGGATGCTCAATTTACCAAACGTTAATTTTTGGTTTACTGTCAAGCACCAATCACAAACACAAATCGCAC